TACGCTGACGACCCGGACCCGATACTGCTCAATGATGATGTTAAGGCAGCCATGCTACTGCTTATCGGTCACTGGTATGCAAACAGGGAATCGGTAGTTATAGGTGAAACCGTGTCTCAGGTTCCATTAGCTGTGGAGGCTCTTCTTCAGCCTTACAGGATATATGGCCTATGAGTTCATTGCGTGCTGGCGAGCTTGATAAACGCATCGTATTACAAAAACTCGAAATTCAGCGAGGTCCACTGGGAGAGCCGCTTCCAAGTGGCCCCGTCGTGGTCGCTACTGTTTGGGCCAGGGCTGAGAATGTTTCTAACAGAAAAATTCGCACACTGGATCAACAACAGGTTGTTGAAACCTGGTTATTCACTATCAGGGTGCGTTCAGACGTCCAGACTGACTGGAAAATAGCGTGGAATGATGATGTCTATACAGTTCGCGCCGTTGATCGTAGCAAGTCTGATCGATGTGTAATAACGGCTGAACGGGATATACGACATGATAGAACAGGCAATTAAAATCTCGCTTGAGCGTCTTTCCGGGATGACTGTTTATCCTCTTCTTCTACCAGACAGCGAGCAAAACGGTATTACATTCCAGCGGATATCAGACCCGGAAGTTGAAACGGGAATGGTACGAACAGGGCTTATTGCTGGTCGTTTTCAAATCTCAATATACAAAGTGGATGATTATACCGGGCTGGTGAAACTGGATAAGGCTATCTGGTCTCAATGGAAAAGTATTGTCCACGGAGAGCTTGAAGGTTATCCCGTTCAGTACATCCAGCGTGGGAATATACTTCAGGACAAAACAACCCTTACCAGCAATCAGGTTCAGTACAGGCTTACCCGAGATTTCGTGCTTTATTTTTATGAGGAATCATCATGATTCGCATGGAAGTTAAAGGGCTTCAGGAATTCGAACGCCAATTACTTTCCCTTGGTGAAAAGGTTGGTACGCAGGTTTTACGGGAGGCCGGGAAAGCTGCACTTGAGCCCGTTCTGGAGGATATGAAAGCGCATGCTGGTTACGACGAATCAGCGAAAGATGAGCACATGCGCGATTCAATTAAAATCCGCTCATCCTCTTCGAAAGCAAAGGGCAATGCAGTTGTTTATCTTCGCGTTGGCCCGAGTAAAAAACACTTCATCAAAGCGTTGGCTCAGGAGATGGGAACCGTAAAGCAAGTCGCAAGTCCCTTCATTCGTCCGGCGCTCGATTATCAGAAAGCGAAAGTTCTGCGCATCCTTGCGATAGAAATACGCGACCGAATTGAAAACCACCGGTAGCGCTCGCTGCCACCTTCAAAGAGAGAGAAATTATGGCTGATAAAACTTCGCCAGAGTACGCAATGCTGCCTGCTGGCACCGTCGTTATGTGGGGTGCTGCGGGCAGCGACGTAGCAACAATGAAACCACTCATTAACTGTAAAGCGCTGGGCGCTACAGGACAGACGGGCAGCTTTGTAGACTGCACTACGCTGATCGATACCAGTAAACAGTTTATCTCTGACCTGCCTGAAGGCCCTGAAAAATCGCTGGGCTTTATTGACGATCCAGCCAACCAGGACTTTGCTGATTTCCTCAACGCAGCAGGGAACCGGGAAACCGTACAGTTTTACGTTGAGCTGCCAAATGGTCGAACGGCGAACATGATTCTGGCCCTGTCTGGCTGGCAGATGAATGAAATTACCGCCCCGGCAAGTGAAGTCATTCAAATCACTGTTCAGGGAAAACAGAACAATATTACCTGGGGTACGGCTGCCGGCAGCTGATCAGGGCATTACTAACTGGCCACCTCCTGGTGGCCTTTCACTATCTAATTCTCAGGAAAAACTATGTCTACCATCGATGTTTCTGCACTTAAATCCGCACTTCTGAAGCCTAAAAGCTCCGTTGTTACCGCCGAAATTTTTGGAACCACCGTTTATCTACGCCGTATGACGGCGGGAGAACTCATCGATCATGAAGAAGCGCTGCGAGACAGTCAGATTGCAGAAGATGCACGTAAAGCTTCAGAGATCAGTGTGCAGTTGATCGTCGATTGTCTTGTCCATCCCGATGGCAGCCTAATCGCAGCTGAAGACAAGCCTACCGCAGCCGAGCTACTCCAGACTCATGACAACGTGGCGCTCCTTGATGCAATCGCCACTGTAAAAAAACATGCGCTGGGCAAGCTTGAAGACGCGGAAAAAAACTAACGAGCTCGCCCTGGCTTGAGCTGATTTTCTGGCTGGCTGACCGCTGGGGCGAGCCTGACCCTTCAAAGATTGCTTCACTTCCGGCAGAAACCCTTTTTCACTGGCGTGCGTATTTTCTGCGTACTGGTGCCATAAGCCGACCCGGTGAAGAAATTTCTCCGACTCCTGAAACCCCGCCTCCTGCTGTAGTCAGTAATGTTGACGATCAGTGTGCGGCAGTAATGAGAGCGTTAATGTAATGGCTGACGTTGCTTCCCTTGCCGTCGGGCTGCATCTCAACGCAGCCAACTTTAAATCTCAGCTGATGGGTGCATACGGTGATGCTGAGAACTCATCAAAGCGTTTCAACCGTAACGCACAGGAAGATGCTAAAAAGACAGATGAAGCCTATTCCCGGATGGGGAAAACCATCGCGGGTGTTGCTGGTCGCCTGGCGGGATTTGCCGGTGCCGGTTTATCACTTGGCGCCATCATTACTACCACGCGTGAATACGGACAGGCTTTATCCGACCTTTCGGCTATCACCGGCGCTACAGGCGCCCAGTTAAAATCGCTTGATGAAGCCGCCCAGGAGATGGGGCGTAGTACTGAATATAGTGCGAGCCAGGCGGTGGAAGCCCTGAAGTTGATGGCGTCCGCTAAACCTGAACTTCTTCAGACCGCAGACGGACTTACTGAGGCGACAAAGAGCGCACTAACGCTTGCTCAGGCCGCAGGCTCAACTTTGCCAGATGCAACCCGCACTCTGGCTCTTTCCCTTAACCAGTTCGGGGCCGGGGCTCAGGAAGCGGATCGTTATATTAACGTGCTGGCTGCCGGTGCCAAGTTCGGGGCATCGGAAATCGCAGATACAGCTGCGGCTATTAAAAATGGTGGGGTGGCCGCTGCACAGGCAGGAGTTGGATTTGAAACGCTTAACGCAGCGATTCAGGTTCTGGCTGAGCGTGAAATCAAAGGCGGTGAAGCAGGAACCGCGCTGAGAAACGTTATTCTTGCCCTTGAGAAAGGTACAGACAAAACGCTCAAACCATCGGTTGTGGGGCTCAGTGGTGCTCTGGATAATCTCTCAAAGAAAAACCTTTCTACGGCTCAGGCTGTAAAACTGTTCGGTGTTGAGAATATCAACGCGGCATCAGTGCTGGTGGACAACCGCAGCAAACTTAACGCATTAACCCTTGCCCTAACTGGAACACAGACCGCGCATGAGCAGGCCGCTATTCGTGTTAATAACCTGAATGGCGACATCATGGGGCTGACCAGTGCTTTTGAAGGCATGATCATTAAAATTGGTCAAAGTAGTACCGGACCGCTTCGTTCAGGCATTCAGTCAGTAACTGACGGTATCAACCTGCTTACCGATAATTTCAACGCGGTTGCAAGTGTGGCCTTATACACACTGATCCCGGTTCTTTCGACCAAACTGACAGCTGGTCTTCGCGAAAACATAAGCGCATGGCAGCAGAATCAGGCAGCCGTTAAAGCAGCAGCAGCGGCTCAGGCTGATGGCGCACGTAAAACGCTGGAAGCTACTTCTGCCACGCTAAAGCGAAATGATGCGGAATTTGGTTATTACCGTCAGCTGGAAAAAACGGCCAGGCAGCATGGTTTGAACGTAAATTACCAGGGAGAGTTTAACCGACTTATCCGTGAAGAAACCGAGCAAACTAATCTGGCCACTCGTGCAAAAATGCAGTTGGCAGCAGCTAATCGTCAGGTCTCAGTATCTGCTCGGGCCACCTCGGTTGCTGTGGGACTCGCTCGCGGTGCTCTTGCCTTCGTCGGTGGGGCGTTTGGCGCAGCAACATTAGCTGGTTCAGCACTGCTTTATTTCCATCAACAGGCAAAAGAAGCCCGTCAGTCTGCGATTAATCTCAAGGATGCTGTGATTGAAACCACAGCTGCGCTGATGCAGATGTCTGATAAACAGCTCGCCGTTAAGCAGATTGACCTGCAAGACCAGTATGAAAATCAGGTAACTCAGCGTAACCAGCTCATCAAGGAAATTCAGGACGCAGACAGCAGGCTAGATAGCCTCGGTGGATTTGACCCATTCCGACAGAAAAAGGGGGTAGAGGACAGTAAGAAACGGGCAGAAGCTGACCTTGAAGCCGTTAATAAAGGGTTAGAGACAACACAGTCTAACCTTGAGAATGTCAGTAAGGCGCGTTTTTTGGTCCAGACAGGGATTGCCGATCAAGCAAAATCGCTCGAGAAAGACATCAAAAATATCACTGCTCAGACAGCTAAAGCCGGAGAGGGTGTTACCACACCCTGGACCGGTGAAGATACTCAAAAGGCCAGGAAGGAAACGGTCAATCAGTATCTTCAGTTGCGCAGGGAGATCGAAGAAGCTCATGCAACCAGCCTTGGAAAAATTGATCTTCAGGAGAAAGCCAGTCAGGAAAAGCTGATCGCTGCGGCGCGTAAAAATGGAGCAACCCAGCAGGATCTACAGCGTGCGCTGTTAATGAATGCTGAAAATTATCAGAAGCAACGTAACGAACTTGCTGAGCAGTATTCCCCGGCACGATCGGCCATCAATAAAGAAAAGGAAGCGAGCCAGGAGCTCAAGTCTCTCCTTGATGCACGTTTGCTTACTGAAAAAGAGTACATGGCTGCGCGTGTCACACTGTCACAGGAGACATCCCGACAAATCCTACAGGCCCAGGCTAATGCTCTATCAGCACCACGGCTTGAGCTTGCCGGGGACGTTGATCCGCTTGCCCAGCAAAGGAACCAACTTGCACAGCAGCAAAGTCTGGTAGAGACCTATTATCGCAATGGTGCGCTGAGTAAGCAGCAATACGAAATGCTGATGCAGAAGAGCAGTAAAGATTCTGCTGATGCACAGTATCAGACCGCGCTGGAATTATATCGCTCACAGAGTGAATTCAATAATCTGGCGATCGGACTGGTTGAGGCTACCCGGGAGCGAACCACTAATGTCCTGACGGGGCTGCTGACTAAAACGCAGACCTTTAAAGAGGGCGTGATCAACCTCTTCTCCACGCTTACTCAGTCGATAATTCAAAACCTCGTCGATATGGCAGCACAGGCGCTCGTAACAAATACAATCCTGAGTTCAATTATGGGGGTTGGTTCGAGTGTACTTGGCGGTGTTGGGGGAAGTACGGCAGGCAGCTCAGGGACAGCGATTGCCGATTATGGGAGCAATTTCCAGTTCAATGCCAAAGGCGGCGTTTATTCCTCCTCAGACTTAAGTGCCTATAGCGGCCAGGTAGTCGATAATCCTACTTTTTTCGCATTCGCGAAAGGTGCCGGAGTAATGGGTGAGGCAGGACCAGAAGCGATCATGCCATTGACTCGGGCAGCTGATGGTTCACTTGGGGTTCGCGCAGTGTCAGGCGGTGCCTCTGAAGGTGCTGCTCCTCAGGTATTCATCACTATCAATGGCGATGGCAGTACTGCATCACAATCATCTGGCGGTCTGGAAAAATTCGGTAAAAGCGTAGGCAATTTTGTCAGAGATGAATACCGAAAGCTGATACAGGCTGATCTTCGTCCCGGAGGGGCAATCTGGAACAGTACAAACGGGAGGCGGTAATGGCGCTGGAAACTTTTAACTGGAGCCCTAGGGTGAATCCTTCTCAGGACGTCACCATGCGTACGCGTGAGGCGCAGTTCGGAGATGGTTACACCCAGACATCCGGTGACGGACTTAACCCTCGCTCACAAAGCTGGGATCTGACCTTTGTAGGCCTGGAACCCTATATCAAGTCGATCAAAGACTTTCTTGATCGTCATGAGGGAACAAAAGCATTTGCATGGAAGCCGCCGCTAGAGGACTTGGGTCTCTATCGATGCAAACAGTACAAGCCCTCCCCAATGGGGGGAGGCAACTGGTCTTTGACTGCAACATTCATCCAGGCATTTAAACCATGAGCTTAAACGCAGATTATCAGAAGCTGGAATCAGGGAACGACGTTCGCCTGATTGAGGTGGACGGTTCTTCTTTTGGGCTAACGGACGTTCTCCGGTTTCACAATTACAACATTCCCCACACCGAAGCGGAAATTGTAGCCGCTGGCGGGGATGAGGCTAAGCTCCCGGCGAAACCAATCTGGTGGCAGGGTAATGAATATTCCGCCTGGCCGTATCAGCTGGAAGGGCTGGAGAAATCGACCAGTGGCAGCAATGCGACGCCATCACTGACGGTCGCGAACATCGAAAGCTCTATTTCTGCCCTGTGTCTTGCGTATGACGATTTGCTACAGGCTAAGGTCACTATTCACGACACAAAGGCAAAATATCTCGATGCGAAAAACTTCGCAGGCGGTAACCCTACAGCAGATCCGACTCAGGAGAAACTTCAGGTCTGGTATATCGACGGGAAAACGACCGAGCTTGCTGGCGAAACCATCGAGTTTGTACTGTCCAGCCCTATGGATCTTCAGGGACAAATGATCCCCACGCGGCAGCTTCATTCCCTGTGCACATGGTGCATTCGTAATAAGTACCGCACCGGCGACGGCTGCGACTATGCCGGTACGCGCTATTTCGACAAAAACAACAACCCGGTAAGCGATCCGTCACTGGATGAATGCAACGGAACGCTGACGGCCTGCAAACTTCGGTTCGGTGAAAACAACGAACTTTCGTTTGGTGGGTTCCCGGGTACGTCGCTGATCAGGAGCTGATATGCGTCAGAAAACCATTGATGCGATTATGGCGCATGCTGCCGCTGAATATCCTCGTGAGTGCTGTGGTGTGGTGGCGCAGAAAAGCCGCGTTGAACGTTATTTTCCTTGCCGGAATCTTGCCGCGGCGCCGGAGGACAATTTTGTCCTTTGCCCGGAAGATTACGCATCTGCTGAGGACTGGGGTACGGTGATCGCCATCGTTCATAGCCACCCTGACGCCACGACGCAGCCGAGCGAACTGGATAAAGCGCAATGTGACGCAACGCTTTTACCCTGGCATATCGTGAGCTGGCCCGAGGGGGATTTACGCACCATTCAGCCGCGCGGAGAGTTGCCACTGCTGGAGCGTCCGTTTGTGCTTGGTCACTTTGACTGCTGGGGGCTGGTGATGAGCTATTTCCGGCAAACGCATGGTATCGAACTCCACGATTACCGGGTTGATTATCCCTGGTGGGAAAACGAATATCCGGAAAACTTCTATCAGGAGTGCTGGTACGAGTGCGGATTCCGTGAATTCGACGGGCCGCCGAAACCTGGCGATATGGTGATCATGCAGGTGCAGGCTGATAAGTGGAACCACGCGGGTATACTGCTGGAGGGCAATATGCTGCTGCACCATCTGTACGGTCACCTGAGTCAGCGAGTACCATATGGCGGTTACTGGCAGGAACGAACGATGAAGATTCTACGTTACAAATCTCTGTGCTAACCTTTTGTAAAACCAAAGGGGATAGGGATATGAAAAAAGCATTTTTGGCACTTTCTTTGTTAGTCATGGCTGGATGTTCGAGCATGCAGGATCTTCGGAATGAGCCAGCGTCAAATACTTTTCAATCAAGGAAAAAAATTGATGCGGTATCTGAATGTATACTTGTTGGCTGGCAAGAAGAAAGCCAAAAATACGGAAGCGTTTTTATTCAGCCTTATGACGGTGGCAAAACTGTTTTTACACAATCTCAACTTGAGATGGTTGATTTAATATCTGAAGGTGGAATTACCAAGATAGAATTTCGACATCAAGGTGGCCTTTTTGCTTATCGAATCAACAGCCGGATAAAAGTAATAGAACACTGTATCTAACCAATACTTAACCCGCTTCGGCGGGTTTTTTTATGGTGAGAATATGAAAGAAGTAATGACAACAATTCAGCTCGGCGGAGTATTAGGAAAGACCTTCGGTAAAACACATAAGCGACTGATATCCCGTACTGGTGAAGCAGCTATTGCTTTAAGTAAAACATTACCCGGTTTCGAAAGCTTCATGATCAGCAGTAAGCGTCGTGGATTAACTTTCGCAGTATTTAAAGGAAAAAGGAATATTGCCGCCGATGAGATGGGTTTTCCGTGTGAAGGCGACGTAG